CTGAATGTTCCAGGTGTGCCTTTGATAAGAAACCAAAGATACCCATTGAAGTAATCAACATTAAAATGATAACTGCTATCGACAAATACGATTTAATAAGAAAAGGACATTGTTTCCAGTTATTATACAACCATGATACTGTTACAAGTTTCGAAGCTTCAAGAACCGAACCCATAAAAACAATTGGCCAAAACGAACCAGGAAAAATTTGTGCTAAACCAACAACCGAATAGTATGCAGAAACACCAGATAAACCTAATGCTGTCAATAAGGTTAAAAATATCATCCGAAAAAGTCCTCTAAAGAATTAGTTTTTTCCGCAGACCACTTCATGCATCTTAAAATGACACTGATTGGTTCCAGAAATGCTTTGTCGAATTGTACATCATAATCAATGTAGTTGTCAAGCTCAAACTCTTTAGGTATTCTACCTGGAAAAGAAATCACATCATTCTTAAAATGATTTGGCATTCTCAAATAGGTAAATTTGAGTTTTTCACCTTCTTGTATGAGTGGGTACTTCTTAGTCAATCCCAATTGTTTTAGATGGTGGTTATATACGATTGCACCACGAACATGAATGGGTGTGCCTTTTTTGAACAACATTACTGGATCGGAATAAGTATTTAGCCCATTCAAACCCCGAGGAAAAGATATTTCTTCCGCTGGTAATGTTTTAAACTCTTTCTTAAACTCGGCAATAAAGTCTTGTACTTGTTGTTCAGTGCCAGTCATCATCAACTTAATGGCAGCCTTCATCTTCTCACGAATAGCAGATGGTGTGGATGATTTAATCATTTCCAAACCCATCACTTTCATATGTGGTTCAGCATACTGCACACCTTCATTGTTATATACATTTAGAATATAACGTTTCTTGGCAGTCCATACACCTTTGTCACAAAGACCCTCACGCTTCATCTGCATCTTCTGTGCATATGCATGAACGTAATCAGCCAACTCTTGGTAAGACTTATCAATATGTGGTTGTAGTTTATCTTCACAAACACGATCCATAAATTCAATAATCTTTTGTGCAGGCATTTTAACTACACCATCAACACCATAAACTTTATTTACCAAATCACCGAGGCGCAGGTAAATAGAATCAGTATCAGAAGCGATTACATAATCGTTATCTGTACCAAGAAGTTTATTCATGTATTGGTTTATTTTCGCTTCAATCCATTTGATGGAAAGCTGGCCTGCCGTAGTGACTCCCAAAGCCATGCGTAGGTCATAAAACCTAAAATACTGACTTCCCAAAGCACCGTAGGCAGAGTTAAGGGATACTTTCTTTGCGAGCTGGAGGTTGTTGTATCTGGCAACTCGTTTGTCGATTTCATATTTTTTTCGTTCATCTTTTTCATTCTCATACTCCTGTTGCGCTTGCAACATCATCTTTTTAAATTTCTTGCGGTCATCATACATTTCGACCATCATCTTAGGTAAGAAACCTTGAATGTCGGTACGGAAGAATTGACCGTTTGGTGTGATTGTAACATCAACCAGTTCCGAAGTGTCAATTTGTTTCATTAACATTTTATCAACAGTAACACCTTGTGAAAGAACACCACGCATTTCATCAGTATAGTTTTCTGGTTCAATTAACGTTTCAGGTGAAATGTTGTACTGCATCATCAAGTGTGGATACAAACTGTTCAAGTCAAACGATGCAACCCAATTGTGTAATCCAATTTGTGGTTCTTTAACATATGCACCTTCAAACGCAGAATCTTTCTCTTGTGTTTCTTTTGGTGGAACAATGATGCCTTTGCCTAACAAATATGAATACGTCAGTGAATCCCACATACGTGTCTGTGCAAATACATCTTCATAGTTACACTTGGTATCATACGCAAGAGTTAAGGCCAACTCAATCAACTTCAGCTTGTCTTCTAGTTTAATAATCAACGCAACGTCTTTAATGTTGTATTCGATAAACTTTTGATAGTTCAGTCTATACAGTTGGTGTAAGTTCTCATATTCATCATATGAAATCTTGCCTTCACCCAGTTCCACTTGTGCGATATTATCCAGTCGATAGGATTCTTGTGACTTACCACCTGGCGCATACCATTTGTATAACTCGATATAATCAAGTGATTCGATGCCAACAAAACTATATGCAATCAACAAACGACCATTGATATTTGTTTTACGTTCACTGATATAGTTCCATGGAGATAACATCTTGGTTTTATCTTCACCAAGAATCTTACGAAAACGATTGACAAGATATGGTATATCAAAGAACTTGGTGTTCCAGCCAGTGATAACATCTGGATACATTCTGGACCAAAACTCAATGAATTTACTACAAAGAGTGTATTCATCTTTACACTTCAGATAGGTTATATTGTCGGGATCATCATTACGAAAATCACCACAACCAAACACATAAGTGTGACCATTCAGAAAGGTCGTTGCAATTGCGGTGATAGGTTCGTTTGCAAGGTATGGATCAGGAAAACCATTTTCCGAACCGACCTCAATGTCGATAATTGCAACACTTACTTTATCTTGTTCCCAATCAACCATTTCAGAATGTTGTTCTGCAATGAAAGCGTATTGATATCCTGTGTTACCATAGATTTTTGGAGCACCTGGAAGACCATCATATTGTTTCACATATTCTCTGGCTTCACGAATGCCATCAAATCGTTTTGGCACAAGGTCTAGGCCATCAAGTGATTTATGGGTACCTTTACCGTTACGGGCTGGAAGATACAATTGTGGTTCATAATCAATCTTCAGTTTGATTCTTTTACCATCTTTGACGCCACGATAAAGAATCTTGCCGCCAAGTGCCTGTACGTTTGTATAAAAAGTTGTCATTAACCTGTAATGATTTGTTGTTGACCTGGAAGAATAATGCCTGTGCCGAAAATTTGGTCATAGTTTTTGACAAAATCTTCTGCTGGAACGTAGTAGTATACAATATGTTCACGCTTTAAGGCAATAGTAGAGTCTGATTTTTGTTCTGCATGGATTGGAAATGGCGCAAAACCTACGTTAGGTTGACCATCTTTACCACGTACAATGGCAATTCCTAATGGATTCTTAATCACCATTTCATTTTCATTCTCCGTTTCAACTTCACCAATAAGTTCTTCACCAGTTACTAATTTCATTGCATATATTTTCATGTTAATCCTATCCTAAATAATTATATAGTGTGACCTGAATGTAGATTATATCATTTTTTTGTTATAATGTCAAGTAAAAAAAATGGTATAAAAAGAAATGGATCCATTCACACTCTTTGCTCTCGCAAATGGTGCGGTTTCGGCAGTCAAAGCCGGATGTAAACTATACAAAGATATTAAAGGTGCAGCTGGGGAAGTCAAGGACGTCCTCAAGGATCTTGACGACCAGTTCAAAAAGCTTCATCCACCAGAAAAACCTGCAAGTGTATCACAAAGAAATGCTTACGTTGCGGAAAAAAATCGTGTAATTGAACTAAACAAAAAGGGTGGAGAAACTACCAATATCTATCAAGAGATTGGTGAACACCTAGGCACATACTATGATAACTTCTATAAGTGTATGGCTGTTTTTGAAGAAGAAGAAAAAAATGCTAAGACACAAGTTTATACCGGAGATGCATCATTAGGTAAACGTGCCTTACAACGTGTGCTTATGCGTAAACAGTTAGAACAAATGTCAATTGATTTGCGTGAGTTGATGATTTATCAAAGTCCTCCAGAGCTCGGTGCTTTATATACCGAAGTGGAAGAAATGATGAAAGAGATGGGTAAAGAACAAAAGGTTCTTCTCATCAAACAAATGAAACAAGAAGCAATACTAGAAAAACGCCGTGCCGCACGAATGAGAAAAATCAGAGATGAATTTGTTACAGGCGTTGCTGTTATGATTATAATTTTTGTTATGGCTGGTGTGTTTATGTGGGTAGCATATGATAGACAACAGAAGTATCCACAATATGGTGACGGATTAATTCCCAAATCTGAATATCAACGTAAATTAGAAGCACTACCAAAGGTATACGTAGGAAGATGAAAAATAAACTCTTATTCACTTTATTAACCACTAGTGCAACACTTATGATTACACATCCAACCATCAATATAAACTTGATGCCGGATGCTATCATATATACAAAAAGCATTTCAGAAGATACTGG